GCAAAAGTAATGTACAAACAAGGTGATTTATCAAAAGTAGCAGACGGAAAATAATTAATGGCTAAAAAAGATACAGCCGATATTTTAGCTTTAGAAGATACAGGTAAGAATAAAAAAGATACATATGATGTATCTGGTCTTTCTGGTCTAGTTAAAAGCAAATTTATTGATGCAGAAAATGCTCGTCAATTTGATGAACAAAGATGGTTAAGGTCTTATCGAAATTATAGAGGAGTCTATGGTAACGATATGGCATTTACTGAATCTGAAAAATCAAAAGTATTTGTTAAAATAACTAAGACTAAAGTTTTAGCTGCATATGGTCAATTAATTGAAGTTCTATTTTCTAGTGGAAAATTTCCAGTAGGAGTAGAGCCAACTCCTGTTCCAGAAGGTGTAGCGGAATACGCACACATATCTAAAAATAAAGAAGAACAACCAGAACAAGAAAGCCCCTATGGATTTCCGGGAGATGGAAATACACTAGAACCTGGTGCTACAAGTATACTAGGTGGCTTAAAAGAAAAATTTGGTGACGCAGATTTTATTGAGGGTGAAGCAAAAGATGGTTCAGCAGAACCACAAATTAGCCCTGCTGAAATGGCTGCTGCTAATATGGAAAAGTTAATTCACGACCAATTAGATGAATCCAAAGCAACTTCAGTTTTACGACACGCATTATTTGAAAGTGCAATGTTAGGTACAGGAATTATTAAAGGGCCATTTAGTTACGAGCAATCTAGTCACAACTGGATTAAAAATGAAGACACAGGTAAAAACGAATACGTCCCTAAAACAAAATTAGTACCAAGAATTGAATCTGTATCATGTTGGGATTTTTATCCAGACCCAGATGCAGTTAGATTAGAAGATGCAGAATATGTAATTCAAAGACATGTGTATACACGTTCTCAAGTTCGTGATTTAATGAATAGACCTTATTTTAGAAAAGAAGCTATTCGTAATTCTTTAGACATGGGGCCTAGCTATGAAGCCAGAGGCTATGAAGCATCCCTACAAGATAGAGAATCTACAGATGAATTTGATAAAAATAGATATGAGATTTTAGAATTTTGGGGAACAATGGATACTCGACTTGCAATGGAAGCGGGTCTAGAACTTGATGAAGATATGGACGATTTAGATGAAGTTCAAATCAATTGTTGGGTATGTAATGGGCAAATAATACGACTAGTATTAAATCCATTTACTCCAACACGATTACCTTATCTAGTTTGTCCGTATGAAATTAACCCTTACCAATTTTTTGGTGTAGGTATTCCAGAAAATATGGATGATGCACAAACAATTATGAATGGTCATGCAAGAATGGCAATTGATAATTTAGCACTAGCAGGTAATTTAGTATTTGACATTGATGAAACAATGTTAGTACCGGGTCAAGATATGAAA